TGTGCTGCCGGGGGTGCACTAGCGAAGCACGGCCCGACAAGGGAAGGCGATCAGGTGCAAATCCTGAACGGCAGCTTAACCCCAGGAGTGCGATTTCCTCCATGTACACACCGGTCATCGATTACGACGTACCACTTGCAGACTATGCACCCACCTTCCAAGACTTGAGGGATCGGGTGGCTTCCGCCGTTGCAGCGCTGGAAGACTTGGACTACATGCCGGAGCCGACAGAAGAAGATCGACGGGTGAGCCGGGCAATTTTTGCTGGGGAGCAAGGGGCCACGGACACAGACCTGTCCAGCCCCGGGGTAATCGTGCATGTGGCTGCATTACTCAATGAATATGACCGCACCGTGGTCAAAAGTGCTGCACAACTGCGGACCTACGTCACAAACAAGCTGATCTTGGAGTCCGACAACCAAGACCCACGCATCAGGATCAAGTCACTGGAGCTACTGGGTAAGATTTCAGACGTTGGATTGTTCACAGACAAGACAGAAATCACCATGCGGCACCGTCCCACCGAGGAATTGGAGCAAATGCTGCGCGAGAGGCTCACAAAAGTCATCGAAGGCGACGTTTTTGAGGTGTCCAACCCCGCAAGTCTGGCCGAACGGCCCAAAATGGACGTTTCTGAGGTGCTTGGCGAGTGATTACCGACGATGTGCTAACCCCGGAGCGAGTAAATCGCATCGTGAAGAGTTTGCCGTCGGCGGAAGCGGCAGAACTGCTGGCTTTGATGGACGAATTGCAGGGCCGCAAGCGTATTGACATGTGTCAACTGGACTTTTTGGCGTTTATTGCGGCCATGGACCCCACATATAAGTTCGGAGTCCACCTAAAACGGTTGGGAAGCCTGTTAATGGACGTGGAAAAAAACATCAAGAGCCGTATTGCGGTGTCGATGGCCCCCAGGATGGGCAAATCGCAGATGATTTCCATCTATTACCCGGCTTGGTACCTCGGTTTGCACCCCGATCACAAGGTAATTGTGGCCTCCCACACGGCTGATTTGGCTGTTGTGATGGCCAGAAAAGTGCGAAATCTCATCAATACGCCCGAATACAAGACCATATTTCCCAACACTGCGATCGCCGCAGATGCCAAAGCAGCGGCCCAATGGAACACCACAAAGGGCGGAGAGTACTTCGCAATCGGTGTGGGCGGCGCGTTGGCCGGTCGCGGGGCGCACTTAATCATTGCCGACGATCCGTTGTCGGAGCAAGACATCAAGGCAGGCAACACCTCATCGCTGGATTCGACCTATGAGTGGTTCTCGGCGGGCTTGCGCACTCGTCTGATGCCAGACGGAAAAATCTGCGTGCTGCATACGCGGTGGCACCAGCGGGACTTGATTGGGCGACTGATAAAAGACTCGGCCACGAACGAGGGCGGGGACAAGTACGAGGTTTTTGAGTTCCCTGCCATCCTTAATGAGAACACTGACAACGAGAAATCCATCTGGCCCGAGCAGTGGACGATCGAAGCGCTGCAACAAACCCGGGCGTCAATGCACCACATCATGTGGCAGTGGTATGCACAGTACCAGCAAAATCCCACGGCGTCGGAAGCAGCCATCATCAAGCGGGAGTGGATCAAGTGGTGGACAAAGGATGACCCACCTGCGGTTGATTTCATTGTGCAGTCTTACGATACGGCGCTCACCACCAAGCAGCGGTCTGACTTCTCTGTGTGTCATACATGGGGCGTGTGGAAAAACGAAGAGGACGTTGACAACGTGATTTTGCTTAACCGGGTCAAGGGCAAGTACGAGTTCCCTGAGCTTAAAGTCATGGCCCACGAACAGTTTAAGAACTGGGAGCCCGATAGCGTTATCGTGGAGGCCAAAGCGTCTGGACAACCGCTCATTGACGAAATGCGGCGCTCGGGTATATTTGTGCAGGACTTCAGCCCTGGCAAGGGGCAAGACAAGATTGCGCGGCTCAATGCTGTGGCAGATATGTTTGCCTCTGGTCAGGTATGGTTTCCTGAGACTGCGTGGGCAGCGTCAACCGTTGAGGAAATCTTGGCTTTCCCGGCGGGCGAAAACGACGACGAGGTGGACGCGATGACGCTGGCTTTGATGCGAATCAGAAAAGGCGGGCTGTTGCGGTTGCACACCGACCACGAGGATAATGAACCCTTCTACCGGGCCCGTCGGCCTGCGTACTACTAAGGATCAGACATGGAAAAAGGTTTATACGCAGCCCCACTGGGCCTTGACAGCATTGTTCCAAACGGGATGGGCGAGGATGCCTTGGAGATCGAGATTGAGGACCCCAAGTCAGTAACGATGAGCGACGGCAGCATGGAGATTACTCTGATGCCGGACGCCGCTACAGGCGAAGACTTCGATGCCAACTTGGCCGAAGAGATGGACGAGGGGGAGCTACAAAAGATAGCGGGCGAACTGCTGGAGTTAGTTGACGCTGACATCAATAGTCGCAAGGATTGGGTTGAGATGTACGTCAAGGGGCTAGAAGTCCTCGGCATGAAGTACGAAGAGCGCACTGAACCCTGGACGGGCGCGTGCGGGGTGTACTCCACAGTGCTGACAGAAGCGGCAGTGCGTTTCCAGAGTGAAACCATCATCGAGACATTCCCCTCCGCTGGCCCAGTGAAGACAGAAATCATCGGTGCCATTGACCGGTACAAGACTGAGGCAGCAGATCGAGTTCGTGAGGACATGAACTACCAGTTGACCGAGGAGATGCCTGAGTACCGCCCTGAGCACGAGCGGCTGCTGTACTCCCTGGGGCTGGCTGGGTCCGCATTCAAAAAGGTGTACTACGACCCGTCACTGCGCCGTCAAGTGGCAATTTTTATCCCGGCGGAAGACATCATCCTGCCGTACTCCGCGTCAAGCGCCCGCTCCGCAGAGCGGCTTACGCACACCATGCGCAAGACCAAGAACGAGGTCAAAAAGCTCCAGGTCAGTGGGTTTTACCGGGATGTGGACCTGGGTGAGCCGGTCACCATCCACAACGACATCGAGAAGCGCAAAGCTGAAGACCAAGGGTATTCCCTTACTGACGATGAGCGCTACCAGATCTATGAGATCCACGTTGACTTTGATCTGCCAGGGTACGAGGACGACGATGGGATTGCGCTGCCATACGTCATCACCATTGACCGCAACACTCAGAACGTGCTGGCCATCAGACGCAATTGGGAGCCGGACGATGAGCGCCAGCTAAAGCGTCAGCACTTCGTACAGTACACATACATACCAGGGTTTGGCTCCTACGGCTTGGGGCTGATTCATTTGATCGGTGGCTACGCGCGTGCGGGCACTATGCTCATCCGTCAGTTGGTCGATGCGGGGACACTGAGCAACCTGCCCGGCGGGTTGAAGGCCAGAGGGTTGCGGGTCAAGGGCGACGACACGCCCATCGCCCCGGGCGAGTTCCGCGATGTGGACGTGCCAAGCGGCAGCATCAAAGACAACATCATGGCCCTGCCGTACAAGGAGCCAAGCCAAGTGCTGGCCGGGCTGTTGGAGAAGATCACCGACGAGGGTCGTCGTCTGGGCTCTATTGCGGACATGAACGTCAGCGACATGAGTGCAAATGCCCCGGTGGGTACCACGCTTGCGTTGCTGGAGCGGCAGTTGAAGGTAATGTCGGCTGTCCAGGCGCGGGTGCACTACAGCATGAAGGAGGAGTTCAAGCTCCTCAAAGACATCATCCGCGACTACGCTCCGCAGGACTACGATTACGACCCCGCCAGCGGTGACCGCCAAGTCAAGCAGTCGGACTACGACATGGTGGACGTGATCCCAGTGTCGGACCCCAACAGCAGCACGATGGCCCAGCGGATCATGCAGTACCAAGCGGTCATGCAGATGGCCCAGGGTGCACCGCAGATCTACGACTTGCCTTACTTGCACCGCCAGATGATTGAGGTGTTGGGCGTGAAGAACGGCGAGAAGCTAGTGCCTATGGCCGAGGACATGAAGCCCCGAGACCCGGTGTCAGAGAACATGGCGTTCCTCAACGGGGAGCCCACCAAGGCGTTTATCTACCAAGACCACGATGCGCACATCGCTGTGCACACAGCCATGATGCAGGACCCGCTCATCATGGCGCAGATTGGTCAGAACCCCCAGGCGCAGAAGATGCAGTCGGAGATCATGGCCCACATCAGTGAGCACTTGGCGTTCGCCTACCGCAGCAAGGTCGAGCAACAACTCGGCGTTGAGCTCCCCGCGCCCAACGAAGACATCCCCAAAGAGTTGGAGGTGCAGTTGTCCCGCTTGGTGGCCCAGGCCGCACAGCAGGTGTTGGCCCAGAGCAAATCCCAGGCTCAGCAACAGCAAGCCCAGCAGATGGCACAAGACCCGATCGTCCAGATGCAGCAGGCTGAGTTGCAGATCAAGAAGCAGGAAGCTGACACCAAGGCCAAGAAGGTTGAGGGTGACTTGTTGCTCAAGCAAGCTGAGATTGAGCTCAAGGCGCAAGCCCAGGGCAGCGCGGTCGAGGACCCCGTGATGATCGCCGAGCGTCACCGTCAAGAGATGGAGATGCAGAGCCAACGTCACGACATGGAGATGGCCCAAGCGCAGCAGGCTCAACAGCTTGAGGCGCAAAAGCAACAGCAGGGTATGGCGCAGGCGCAACAGATGCACGCACAACAAATGGCCCACGGCGGGCAGGTGCACAACCAGAAGCTCACACACGCGCAGGAGCAGGCGAGGATAAAAGCGGACCTGATGCGCAATCAACCGGGCGATAAGGAAGAGTAATGGACAACAAGATACTGGGGCTGCTGCACTCCAAGCTGGAGGAGCGCAAAGTTGGACTCATCGAAGTTTTGAGTGATGGTGGGGCGTCGTCCTACGATCACTACAAAGAACTGTGCGGGACTATCCGAGGTCTCCTGACCGCACAGTCAGAAATAGGCGACCTCGTGCGTAGACTAAAGGAAAACGACGATGACTGAATTTGACGTTGCGGCAGTAGACCTGTCAGGTATCTTGAATACCTCGGCAGAAGAGAAGGCAAAGCAAGTGCCTGACCCAGTGACCTTCCATTTGTTGTGTGTCCTTCCAGACATTGACGAGGAGTATGGTGATAGTGGGTTGGTGAAAGCCGGGCAAACCATGCACTTTGAGGAAATTTTGTCCCCAGTGCTGTTTGTTGTGAAGGTTGGCCCAGACGCCTACAAAGACGAAAAACGCTTCCCCAATGGACCATCTTGTAAGGTCGGAGACTTTGTGTTGGTTCGCCCCAACACCGGCACGCGGATCAAAATCCACGGCAAAGAGTTCCGCATCATCAACGATGACTCCGTGGAAGCAGTTGTGCAAGACCCCCGTGGTATCACCCGCGCTTAAGGAATAACCATGGAAAAAACTGAATTTGAGTTTCCAGACGAGGCGCAAGCCAAAAAGCCTGGGGTAAAAGCGGCAGAGGAATCGCCGGAAATTGAGATCGTTGACGATACTCCCCCAGAGGACCGCAATCGCAAGCCGATGGCCGACACCCCCAAGGAGATGACCGACGAGGAGCTTGATAAGTACGACGAGAGCGTTAAAAAGCGCATTCAGCACTTCACCAAGGGCTACCACGAGGAGCGCCGGGCCAAAGAATCCGCCCTGCGTGAGCGCGAGGAAGCCGTGCGGGCAGCGCAAATAATTGCTGAGGAGAACAAGAAGCTCAAGGGCTCTTTGTCTCAGGGGCAAACCGCGCTGCTGGAGCAGGCCAAGAAGGTCGTGGCCAATGAGATGGACCAAGCCAAGCGCAAGTACCGAGAGGCATATGAGGCCGGGGACTCGGAAGCTTTGGCCAACGCCCAAGAGGAAATGACCTCGGCCAAGATTAAAGCGGAGCGTGTAAATAATTTCAAACCTGCCCCTTTACAGGAGGGAAGAAATGAGGTACAAACGCCCCAACAGCCCCCTGAGCCGCGTAGAGACCCTCGCGCAGACGCTTGGCGGGATTCCAATCCTTGGTTTGGCACTAACCGGCGAATGACGGCTTATGCGATTGCCTTACACGAGGACTTGGTAGAGAATGAACGGGTTTCCCCGGCCAGCGACGATTATTTTCGCCGTATAGACGAGGAAATGCGGTCCAGGTTTTCAGATGAGTTTGAGTCTGAGAAACCCGCTGATGCGTCACCTCAGCGCCAGAAGTCAAACGTTGTCGCACCGGCAACGCGGAGTACTGCGCCCCGAAAGGTCGTACTTACCAAATCGCAGGTCGAAATCGCCCGACGGCTTAATGTGCCCTTGGAACTTTATGCCCGTAAGGTTGCGGAAGAAATGAGGAAATAAAATGAGCGAAGAAAATACCCAAACAAAACGTGGTAGTCGAGACCTTGAGTCCCGTGAACAAACGATGCGTCCGCGCAAGTGGGCACCCCCGCAGTTGCTGCCTGATCCTGAGCCTGAGGATGGATGGGCCTTCCGTTGGATTCGTTTGTCTACGCTCAATAATCCCGACCCGCTCAACATCTCTTCAAAACTCCGCGAAGGTTGGGAACCTGTAAAGGCCAGCACTCAGCCAAAATTGCAAATCCTGAGCAACCCACAAAGTCGCTTCCCGGATTGCATTGAGGTAGGAGGCTTGTTGCTTTGCAAAACCCCAGTGGAATTCTCTCAGGATCGTGACGCGTATTACCAACATCAGGCCAATTCGCAGATGACCTCAGTGGATAACACTTTCATGCGTGAAAATAACCCGAAGATGCCGCTTTTCAAAGAGCGGAATTCAAGTGTTACTTTCGGTAAAGGTATCTAACTTTTGGAGGCTTAAATGGCATCTACTTCAACCCCCTTCGGCCTACGTGCGATCAATTTGATCGGCGGTCAGGTCTTCGCGGGCTCGTTCCGCGAATACAAGTTGTCCACCAACAACTCAAACGCCATTTTTAATGGCGACATTGTTCAGCTAACCAGCGCTGGCAATCCTCAAGCACTGACTGCAACTCCTACCGCTGGCACCACTGCCGGTATCGTGGGCGTCTGCGTTGGTGTGCGTTATGTAACCCCCGGTTTGAACCAGCCGCAGTTCGCTCAGTACTGCCCCGCTGGCGCTATTACCGCTGGCTACACTGACGTGTATATCCGTGTCATTGATGACCCGGACGCTCTGTTCCAAGTCCAAGGCTCCGCCGCTTACGGTACTTTGACCAACGGTGCCGCTGGCGCTGTGGGCAAAAACGCCGCTCTGGGCAACTTCAGCGCTGGTAACACCCTTACCGGTAACTCTGGAGTGAACTTGGTGGTTGGTACAAATGGTGCCTCTTTGGCCAGCACCAGTACCCTGGCAATGCGTATTGTTGATTACGATGAAAACACCGCAACCGACACTTACCCCGATTTGATCGTCAAGTTCAATTTCGGCACGCATTCCTACTACTTCGCCACTGGCGTTTAAGGAGTAATCTAAAATGGCAATTTCACGTTCACAACTGCTCAAAGAGCTACTCCCCGGCTTGAATGCCTTGTTTGGTCTCGAGTACGCTAAGTACGGCGAAGAGCACAAGGAAATCTACGAAACCGAATCCTCGGAGCGTAGCTTTGAAGAGGAAACCAAGCTGTCTGGCTTCCAGGCCGCTCCCGTTAAAAACGAGGGCGCTGCGATTGCTTATGACAATGCGCAGGAAGCTTGGACTGCACGTTATCAACACGAAACCATTGCGATGGGCTTCTCCATCACTGAGGAAGCTGTGGAAGATAACTTGTACGACAGCCTCTCCAGCCGCTACACCAAGGCTTTGGCCCGTGGTATGGCTTACACCAAGCAAGTCAAGGCTGCTTTCACTTTGAATCAAGCGTTCAATACATCGGTTACCTACGGTGACGGTAAAGCCTTGTGCGTTACTGACCATCCCCTGGTCTCTGGTGGCACCAACAGCAACCGGCCCACGACTGGTGCCGATCTGAATGAAACCTCCTTGGAAAATGCCGTGATTCAAATCGCTGCATGGACCGATGAGCGTGGATTGCTGATCGCCGCCAAGCCTAAGAAGCTGGTGATCCCTCCCGCCCTGATGTTCGTGGCTACCCGCCTGCTCGAGACCGAGTTGCGTGTTGGTACCGCTGACAACGACATCAACGCGATCAAGAGCAACGGTTCGATCCCTGGTGGTTACTGCGTTAACCACTTTTTGACCGACACCAATGCTTGGTTCTTGTTGACTGACGTGCCTAACGGTTTGAAGCACTTTGTCCGTACCCCGCTGTCCAACAGCATGGACGGCGACTTTGACACCGGCAACGTCCGCTACAAGGCCCGTGAGCGTTATTCGTTCGGCGTGTCTGATCCCCTGGGTATCTTTGGATCGCCCGGTTCGTCTTGATGAGACTGGAAAAGGGGCCTTGTGCCCCTTTTTCTTTTGGTGTATATTGCATTCATCCCGGGGTCCCCGGTGTATCTGACAGTCCCGGCTGACGACATGCAGACAGATACGCCCCACTTGCATGTAAGGAAAAATCATGGCACGCACTACGTTTCAAGGCCCAATTCGTTCTTTGGGCGGCATCTACCAGCAAGGCCCAGCCTCTGTTGTAGAAATTACCACTAGTACCACTTTGAGTCCTGAAGCTCACGGCGGTCGTATCATTTCTGTCGGTGGCTCTTTGGCCGCTGCACTCACATTGACGCTCCCCACAATCAATGTTTCGACCAACCCGACCACGTCTGGCCCCGGTCAAGACCCCAATACACTGAACAACGAAGGCGTTGTTTACACAATCTGGGTTCCTACTACCATCTCTACAAGCTCTTTGAAGATTGCTACTGACGGTACTGACAAGTACATTGGCTCAATCACTATGAACGACGTTGACGCAGACGGCGCTGCATTGGTTGGTTTCTTTGCCGCTGCCGCAAACGACTTTATTAACTTAAACGGCACTACCACTGGCGGTGTTGCTGGCTCATGGGTACAGATTGTTGCTGTTGCTGCTCTGAAGTACATGGTCAACGGCACAGTGCTTGGTACGGGCACTGTTGCAACCCCGTTTGCCAACTCTTAATCAACTCAATGGGGCTTTGGCCCCTTTTTAAAGGAGATTGATTATGAATCAGACCGATGTAAAGCAAGCACACCTAAACGGTAGCGGCTTTATGGTAATGGGGCGCAACCGTATCAAAGGCATCTCTTTTACCGGCACAGCAACCGCAGGTTTTGTGGCATTGTTTGATACGGTAACTGCACCTGTAACAACGGGAACCTACGGGCGTGTAGGCACACTGGTAACAGTAACGCAAGCGGCACACGGCTTTACAACCGGGGACGTGGTTGGTATTGACTTCGCTGCTGGTACGGGCGGTACGGCCACAAACGGTAACTACGCCGTTACTGTATTGACATCAAGCACGTTCACCATCACAGACATCAACTCTGGCAGTATCACTGCGGGCGCATCAGCGGTGTATTCAAATCGCTGGTTGATGACCTATGATGTGGCGGCTTCGGATACTTATAACAACGCGCCAATCATTCCCCAGAACGGCGTGTTAGTAGTCAACGGCATTTATGCCTACATGTCTAACGTAACTTCGTGCAACATTTACTATGGCTAAATCACCCGCATGGACACGCAAGGAAGGCAAGAACCCCAAAGGCGGACTCAACGCCAAGGGCCGAGCCTCTGCGAAAAAACAAGGTATGAACCTGAAGCCTCCTCAACCCGAGGGCGGCAGCAGGCGCGACTCTTTTTGCGCCCGTATGGAGGGGATGAAGAAAAAGCTGACCAGCCCCAAGACGGCCAAAGACCCGGATTCACGGATTAACAAAAGCCTGCGGGCTTGGAAGTGCTGACATGAACCACGACGTAAAAACAATGACTGATGGCGCTGCCGTAGTAATGGGCCTTGGGGGCTTCTTAGGATGGATGACTCCCGTGGTAACGCTCATTGGCGGCGTGTTGACCATCGTATGGATGGTTATCCGCATCTGGGAAACTGATACCGTACAGCGGTGGGCATATCAAGATTTTGCCAACCGCAAGAAAGGCGTCGATGAAGACAAAAAGATTTAACGTTGGTGGGCTGACTGGGCTTGGTAATTCCGGCGGGGCGCAAGGCGCTATGGACCAAATGGGCCAGTCTTTGGAGCAGATTAACCAAGCCGTGAATGGCAACCAAGGGTCGTCCTTTGGGTTTAGCCCCAACGCCAACTCCAACGCTGCGCCTACTCCCGGCCTGCCGTCGGCATCTGATTCCATAGCCAAGTTAACCCCATCCAAGACCTTCAAAAAGGGCGGCAAGGTGGCTGGAGCGTCCAAGCGCGGCGATGGCATTGCCCAACGCGGGAAGACTCGTGGAAAATACATGTAATGCCAAGCACGAGCAAAAAGCAGCACAAGTTCATGGAGGCGGTGGCGCACAGCCCATCGTTTGCCAAGAAAGTGGGAGTCCCACAGTCTGTGGGTCAAGATTTTTCCAACGCGGACAAGAGCCGCAAATTTTCAAAAGGTGGCAATATGGCAGGCAAAATGAACCCCGGTTTCATGGCAATGATCGCCAAGAAAAAAGCAGGCGCTAAAGACGCTATGCCGATGAAAGAAGGCGGCGGCGTCAAGGCTTCGTCTATGGGCGCAGTTCGTACCGCAGCCCCCAGCCGCGACGGTGTTGCCATGAAAGGCAAGACCAAGGGCAAGCAGATCAAGATGTAAGGACCTCAGTATGAGAGCCAGCCGGGGGATGGGGGCTATTCTGCCCTCCAAAATGCCCCGTGCCGTGAAGAAGGCACGTCGGGATGACACTGACTTTACCGAGTACGCTGAAGGCGGAGAGGTGAATGCGGCTGGGAATTACACTAAGCCGGACATGCGCAAACGAATTGTGGCCCAGGTAAAAGCTGCGGCAACTCACGGCACGGGCGCAGGCCAATGGTCGGCCCGTAAGGCACAACTTGTCGCTAAGAAGTACAAAGCGGCTGGCGGGGGATACAGAGATTGAAAGCACCGCAGACTTCCCTGAAAAATTGGGGCGACCAGAAATGGCGTACCAAGTCGGGGAAGCCTTCGTCAAAAACAGGCGAGAGATATCTCCCTGAGGCGGCAATCAAGTCTTTGTCTCCCGCCGAGTACGCAGCAACCACCAAGGCCAAGCGTGCGGGCAAGGCAGCCGGTAAACAGTTTGTGGCGCAGCCCAAAACCATTGCAAAGAAAACGGCAGGATTTAGATGACCACTTCCGGCACCACCGCCTTCAACATGAACTTCACGGAGATTGCCGAGGAAGCATGGGAGCGTGCGGGCCGCGAAATGCGCTCTGGCTATGATCTGAAGACCGCTCGGCGATCCATGAACCTGATGACCATCGAGTGGCAAAACCGTGGTATCAACATGTGGACCATCGAAGAGGGCTACATCAACATGGTGCAGGGCACGTCCACATACGTCCTCCCCGCCGATACCATTGACATCATGGAGCATGTGATTCGCACGGGTCAGGGGGATGTGTCCACGCAAGCCGACTTGTCCATCACGCGTATTAGTGTTTCTACTTACGCCACCATTCCTAACAAGCTTCAACAATCCCGACCAATTCAGGTTTGGGTGCAACGCTTGCGCGACGCCCCCCAGATAACTGTATGGCCAGTGCCTGACCAGGGTACCGCTGGGAGCCCCTATTACGTGTTTCGTTACTGGCGCTTGCGTCGTGTCCAGGATGCAGGCGCTGGCGTGGAGACCCCCGATGTGGTGTTTCGCTTCCTGCCCTGTGTTGTGGCGGGCTTGGCATATCACATCGCCATGAAGAATCCTGACTTGATGTCCCGCGTAGAGATGCTTAAAAGAGCTTACGACGAGCAGTTTGACTTGGCGGCAGGGGAAGACCGCGAGAAGGCGGCAATTCGCTTTGTGCCCCGTCAGATGTTCATTGGCGGGGGTACATAATGAGTAACCGGTTTGCGTCTGGCAAAAACAGTATTGCGCAGTGCGATCGGTGTGGCCAGCGGTACAAGCTCAAGAAGCTCAAGTTTGAGGTCATCAAGACCAAGCAGTACAAGCTCAATGTTTGCCCCGAGTGCTGGGACCCCGATCAACCTCAGTTGCTGTTGGGAATGTTTCCTGTAGATGATCCCCAGGCGGTGCGCAACCCAAGGCCCGATAATACGTATTACCAGTCAGGCACTACGTCAACCGGGTCGATCGGCGGCGGTAGCAGGGTCATTCAGTGGGGGTGGAACCCAGTTGGCGGGTCTCGAAGTTTTGATAGTGCGTTGACGCCAAACTACTTGGCTTTGTCAACGGGAATTGGTACAGTCACAGCAAACGTAATCTAGGAGCAGACATGGACAAGAAAGACACAGCACAAGACAAGGCTATGATTAAAAAAGCCTTTTCACAGCACGACGCCCAAAAACACAAAGGTGGCAAAGGTACTGCTTTGAAACTCAAAAAAGGCGGCCCCACCAGCATGGACCGCAAAACATACGGCAAGAATTTGTCTCGCGCTATGAACCAGAAATCTGGGAGCAAATAATGGCTAAATTCAGCAAAAAGGTAATGGGCAAAGAAGTTGGCGATGCCAGCGTCTACGCCAAGCCCCACACCATGGACGGCAAGCCAATGCGTATTTCTGAGAACCCCGGCAGTGGCCCAAACCGCAGCCGCGCAGACACGGTCAACATGTCGGTGGGCAACATCAGCAAGTCTGATGGCGGCGCAACCAAAACCAGCGGCATCAAAATGCGTGGTACTGGCGCAGCCACCAAAGGTGTGATGTCAAGAGGCCCGATGGCATGAAGTACGCGGAGCTAGTCACAGCAGTTCAGGACTACACGGAGAACACATTTCCGACGATAGACCTGAACACAATGATTCGGGTAACTGAGCAGAATATTTATAACACTGTTCAGTTGGCAAACCTGCGTAAAAATGTGACCGGCACGTTCTCAACCACAAGCGAGTATCTAGCGGTGCCCAGCGACTTCCTGTCCATCTATTCGTTGGCAGTTGTAGTAGGCGGGGTGTACTCCTACTTGTTGAGCAAAGACGTGGATTTTATCCGCGAGGCGTACCCTAACCCAACAGTCAAAGGCGTGCCACAACACTTCGCTTTGTTTGGAACCCGCTCTAACGCAGTCAATGACTTAACCTTCATTGTTGGCCCAACGGCCACTGCGGCGTATACCGCCGAGATGCACTATTACTACTACCCCGAGTCGATTATTCAGCGGGCCATTGGTAGCTTGGGCACAATTGTTCCTGGGTCTGGCTATGCCAACCGGTTTTACTTTAATGTGCCGCTTACGGGGTCGTCCTCGGGCGTGGGCGCTACGGCCAATGTCCAGGTCACAGGTGGCGCAGTGGTGGCGGTCACCATCGTCAACCCCGGGTGTTATTACGCAGTTGGCGAGACGCTGACTGGTGTGCTTGGTAGCACTGGGTCCGGATTCTCCGTGCCGGTGTTGACTGTTACCAATGAGAACGGCGAGACTTGGGTGGGCGAGCACTTTGATGCAGCGTTGCTCAACGGCACTTTGATTGAGGCCATTCGCTATATGAAGGGCGAAAAGGACTTGGTTGATCTGTACCAGACGCAGTATTTGCAATCCATTGCACTGCTCAAGAACTTGGGTGACGGCAAGCAAGAGGCTGACACATATCGTGATGGCATGCCAAGAGTTAAGGTGTCCTAATCCATGGCAATCTCACAAACCGCAACCACCAGTTTTAAAGTTGAACTGCTCCAAGCAGTCCACAACTTTGGCCCCACGTCGCCCAACACGTTCTACATTGCGCTGTATACCTCGGCAGCTAACATTGGCCCGAGCACTACGGTGTACACCACGTCCAATGAAGTGTCGTCTGTTGGTACGGGCTACGCGGCTGGGGGTAAGGTGTTGACAATCAGCACTTCCCCGACCTCTGGCACAAACACCAGCGGAACCACTACGGCATACATCTCGTTCGCCACAGTGACATGGCCCAATGCGAGCTTCACCGTGCGCGGAGCGCTGATTTACAACGTGACTCAAGGTAGCAAGTCTGTTGCGGTGCTGGACTTTGGGTCCGACAAAGTTTTGAATGACGACACCTTGCAGGTAATCTTCCCCACCCCCGATGCCAACAGCGCCATCGTGCGGATCACATAACAGGAGTTTTTATGAACAAGCCCGAAACCAGTATTGCCCAAGATGTTGTCTCCGCCGGATTGGTGACCCACAGAACCGCTACTGAGCAGGTGGGCGCGGGCGGCGTGTATACCGTCGAGTGCGTGGCACCGGACGGCACCGTCAAGTGGACGGATACCTTCCTCAACTTGGTGATGAACGAAGGCGTTCAGTACATGAACACCCAGACGTTCAAAGGCGCTGCTTATACCGCCGCTTGGTATCTGGGCTTGGTGACTGGCCCTGGGTCCGGCACTACCTTTGCTGCTGGGGACACCCTTGTTACTCATGCGGGCTGGACTGAGAGCGCTGCGTATGCTGGGTCCCGCAAGGCGGTGACTTTTGGCACGGCAACCACGGCCAACCCATCTGTTATTTCCAACTCCGCATCCCCCGCTTCGTTTGTGATGAACGCAACGGTCACCATTGCCGGGGCTTTCTTGACCAACGTGTCAAGCGGCACCTCAGGCGTCTTGTTTTCCGCAGGTGACTTCACTGGCGGCGACAAGTTTGTGGACAGCGGCGACACTCTGAATGTGACCTACACTTTCTCGCTGACCGCCACTTAATAGGGGGTTAGGTGTTTGGAATATCCGCATTCGCCCAGGCTCCATTTGCATCTTTAGGTAAGACGAGCGTCATTGTTGACGTATCGCTGGCTGAGGCTGCAAATGCGGTATCGGCGTATTTGTCGCGGGCCGATTTTGTTGCTACGGATGCGGAGACCGGCACTGCGGCTGAGGTGGTCAACACCGTCAACAACATCTTCAACCCGGTGGTGGCGGAGACCGCAAGCAGCTTAGGTGTGTTTGCCAGCCTCGCCAGCTTTGCTCCTACCATTGACGAAGCTGCATCCGTAGGAAATACCTTCACCGCGCAAGCTGACTTTGTAGCCACCAACGCCGAAGCAGCGCAGGCTACAAGTGCACAGACAGCCCAAGCTGACTTTTTAGCCGCAGTTGCCGAAACCGCCTCAGGGGCAGGCGTGTCCACCAGCGTTGCTACATTTGTAGCGTCAATACTCAGTACCGCGTCTGGGGCCGGGGTTTCAACCGCTCAACTTCTCTTGGGCGCAAGCATTTCAGAGGCGGCGTCGTCGCAAGCCGCTGTAGTGGGGCTGGCTACATTTGCAACCAACATAGCTGAGCTTGCTCAAGCAGCAGAGTTCTCTTCCAGCCAAGTTGCGTTTCAAGCCGCGCTTTTAGAAGCGGCGTCGGGGGCGTCGGCCAGTTCAGGCGCTATTGTTTTTGCGGTCTCAATATCGGAGCAAGCGTCCGGCGCGTCTGCGCAAACTGTGACTGCGGTGCTTAACAGCACGGTTGCGGAAGCGGCCACGGCCTTGTCGGCTTTGACGGCGTTGCGGTACGCCAATGTGTATCTCACCGGGGTCCAAATTTACGTTCAGATTGGCAATGCGCTGGTCTGGGGGAAAATACAAGACGGCGGCGCAGTAAACTGGCAAAATGTGCCTACGGCGCTCTCAGCATCTTGGACAGGGGTTACAACCGGATCAGACGTGGCTTGGACAGCGACTGCAAGCGTTTCGGCCCCCACTTGGGACCCGATCGTGGTACCCCAAGCACCAGACTGGGACAACATCCCATCGTAAGGAAATGACATGGCCCTCGTAGTAAAAGACAGAGTACAAGAAACAACCACAACCACAGGTACCGGCACGCTTACCTTGGGCGGGGCGGCGCTTGGATTCCAGTCCTTTGCAACAATTGGTAACGGCAACGCCACTTACTACACCATCAACGACACTATCACTGGGGATTGGGAAGTTGGCATTGGTACGTACACCGCGTCGGGTACAACCCTGTCGCGCACTACTGTGCTGTCTTCCAGCAATGGCGGAGCGCTGGTGTCGTTTACCGCCGGGTCCAAAAACGTCTTTGTGACCTACCCGTCCGAGCGGGCTGTGTACAAGGACTTGGCGGATGTTTACACGGTGCAACAAGCGTTTGATGCGCTTACCGCCAACTCAATTGCGCTGACCACGGGAACAATTAGCACAGCCCCGGTCAACAACACAGATATTGTCAACAAACAGTACGCCGACGCCATTGCGTCTGGCATTCACTTTCACGAAGCTGTGGATTTGGCGACTACCACAGCCCTGCCAGCAAACACATACAACAACGGCGCATCTGGGGTAGGGGCAACGCTCACCGCAAACGCCAATGGCGCTTTGTCTGTGGACTCAACGCTTACCGTCGCTTCAAACCGGATATTGGTGAAGAACGAAGCCGCGCAAGCAAACAACGGTGTGTATACGGTCACTCAGGTTGGCTCCGCTGGGACGCCATACATTCTGACTCGGGCAACCGACTTTGATACCGCTGGAACCGGGGTTGACCAGATTGACGAGGGTGACTTTTTCTTGGTGACCAGCGGCACAGTAAACCTGAACACCGCTTGGGTTCAACAGACTGCGCCCCCGATAACAGTTGGCACAACGGCAATTGTCTTCCAGCAGTTTGCTGCGCCAATCACATACACGGCGGGTACGGGTTTAAATGAATCCCCAAGCTACACCTTTAACATTGCTACCACAGGGGTGAGCGCGGCAACCTACGGTTCTGCGTCCCAAGTACCTGTGTTTGCGGTCAACGCCCAGGGCCAGATCACATCGGTCACCAATACGGCCATAGCGATCGCCGCTGGTGCGGTGTCGGGCCTCGCAGCTTCAGCCACCACGGACACAACCAATGCAAGCAATATCTCATCTGGGACGCTCCCTACGGGGCGGCTGTCTGGTTCTTATACAGGAATTACAGGTGTTGGTACTCTCGCTGCTGGTACTTGGAACGGGAGTGTTATTGGTCCTGTGTATGGCGGTACTGGATTCGGTACTTACGCTGTGGGAGATTTGCTGTACGCGGATACAACGTCTTCTCTGGCCAAACTCGCAGACATAGCTGTTGGCAACGCACTGATCTCCGGCGGTGTGAGTTCAGCCCCAAGTTGGGGCAAGATTGGCTTGGCCACGCACGTTAGCGGCACCCTTCCAATCGCCAACGGGGGTACAAATACCAGCGCCACGGCCACCAACGGCGGGGTCACCTACGGCACGGGCACCGCGTATGCCTTCACGGCTGCGGGCACTTCCGGCCAAATTTTGCAGAGCAACGGCGCAGCGGCTCCGACTTGGGTTAGCTTGTCCACAGTGGGCGTTACAACATTCAGCGCGGGCACCACGGGGTTTACCCCTAGCACGGCAACATCTGGCGCAGTCACGTTGGCAGGTACATTGAACGTAGCCAATGGTGGCACGGGCGTAACCACTTCCACAGGCACCGGGGCTGTTGTGCTGTCTACCAGCCCATCGTTGACGACTCCAATTCTAGGAACCCCTCAGTCTGGCAACTTCAGCACTGGCACTTTTACTTGGCCCACGTTCAATCAGAACACCACTGGCAACGCCGCCACGGCAAGCAACGCAAGCTTGTTAAACAGCATATCCGCTGTTAATTTGTACAACAACATGGGGGCTGTCCACGGCGCAATAGCTTCATTTGATGCCACAACTCCCTCTTATGACTTTGGGTATCGCTATGTGCAAGGGAGTGCCAATGGACCCGGTACAGGGCAATCGCAATATTATTCTTGGTACATAGGTCTTGGCTCTCAATATCCTGCAACTGGCGCGGGGTCTTATGGTGCCATGTTTGCTGTAGGCAGAACTCCGGGCACACCATATCTCTCTGTCAGATATAACGAATCCAATTCATTTTCGGCTTGGCAAAAAGTTGCGGCGGGTTATGCGGATAGCGCAGGCGCAGTTGACTACAACAACCTGACGAACAAAACAGGGGGTACGGGTACATACACAACCAGCGGGGACTACCGCGCTCCCATCTTCTATGATTCCAACGACACCACATATTATGGAGATTTTGCTAGTACGTCTAACATTTATAACCTAACAATTAAAGGTGTAATGGGCGATGGTACAGCCCCGCTACGGCTTTCACCAACAAGCTCTTCCGGCACTTTTCAATGGGCATCCACTGCTATATCAGCCTCGCTTGGTGCTGGTCAGACGATGGCTCATTTTATTGGAAACGCACTTAGCGCCGGTAATAGTGGGTATTTGGGGTTCAACTACGCCGGTGCAGCATCAGCAAGTAACTACGTATCGCTGGGCCATTACGGAAACGATAATATCTTACGCGTGTACTACGGTACATACACTCAATCTTCGGGTAGTATGCGCGCCCCCATCTTCTACGACTCCGACGACACCACGTATTACGTTGACCCCGCCAGTACATCAAATATGAATGTTGTTCAGTTGCTGAACGGCAAATGGTACCCCGTTAACAATGAAAGCGGCCAATCAATAAACATATATGTCCGCCCCAATGGAGATAATACGTATGTCTGGAGGCACATTTATGGAGGCACAGGTTCTGGGTATGGCACTGGCGTGGGCGGCTACGGCATTTATAACCAGACATTGGGAGGGGACTACAACTTAATATTCAGTCCCTCTGGCTTTGTCACGGCCCCCTATTCCTACCGCGCCCCCATCTTCTACGACTCCGAGGACACCGCGTACTACCTTAACCCCAACTCTACAAGCGACTCTGCTTTGCGTATTCGCGGCGGTGCTTTACATGGGCCAAATGTAACTTGGAGCAAGTATTTGCTTGTTGGGGGGGATGGGCGACAAAACTATATCAACAACGCAGACGTTGCGTCTGTCTGCACGACAAACGGCAACTTGCACATGGACGCTGCAAGTGGCACTGATATGTATCTTAACTATTACGATGGCGTTAATATCTACATTGGTAATGGAGCAACAGCCACAGTTTCCAGTTTAAACGGGGGTGACGGAAGCCACCGCGCTCAAATTTTTTACGACTACAACAACACCGCGTATTACGGCGACTTTGCCAGCACATCAAACGTCAACCAAATAAATATGCAGGGGTTCCTGCGGCGCAATACGTCCGCTGCCGGGTATATGGAGGGCAACTATCCAACCAGCTTGGATGGCAATGCTTCAGCGGCAATCTACACAATTGGCGGCATTTATCAGCCTGCCGCCAACACCCTTGGAAATATGTATGGTGTTGGGTACACGGTAGGTAACGGTACGGCTAGTCCAGGATTGGGTCAAACTGGCTGGGGCTTTTATGTTGCATCCGGTGGAACATCCAGGATTTTTTTGGATTCTGACAGCGGCGTTGGTATTGTAACCGGATCACTCCGTGCTCCCATTTTCTATGACTCCAACAACACCGCGTATTACGGCGACTTCGCCAGCAATTCAATCTTAAACACTCTTACCGTTAATAGCGGGTCTAGTTTAGGAACGTGGTATGTCACTGGAAACGGATCAGTTAACGGCTCTTCTAATGTAGGTTTAAATGTATATTCTAGTGGCGGTAGCGGCGCAATTATGGCGTTCCATCGCGGCGGGTATTACGCTGTCAACATGGGGCTGGACTCTGACAACGTGTTGCGCATCGGCGGCTGGTCTGCCGCAGCAAGCCGCTGGCAACTGGATATGTCTGGTAACAATTACATTGCCGGAGACTTCTACGCGGTCAACAATGTACGAATAGGTAAGGGTAATCTCTCCGTAGCCACCAACACGGCGGTCGGGGTAGCTGCGCTTGCCTCTGTAAATAGCAACTATCACACAGCGGTGGGCTACCAAGCCTTGCAGGGGATGACTACCTACGTCAACCCTGTTTACCCAATTGCAGGCGGCAGCACAGCGGTCGGGTATGGCGCACTTCAATCCAACGTTGGCAACACTACGCTTGGCTCTGGGAATACCGCAATAGGTTCCGGGGCGATGTACAACGCAACGGGCGCATATCTGTGCACCGTTGTTGGAGCCTACGCCGGATACAACCTGACAGGCGGAGCCACAAACACAATAATTGGGCACCGCGCAGGCCAAGTTATGGCAAATAACAGTAGCTCAATTATTATTGGGTACAACACTGCGCCCAACCTTAACTCCAATTATGGGTCAGGTAACTCCAACACTATTATTGGAAACAACGCGGGCGCATTTTATTATGGCAGCAACAACACCATATTAGGGGCTAATACAGGCTTTAACATGGCGTTCAGTGTCAATGCAGCCAACGCCAGCAATGTTTTAATTGGTGCAAATACCTTATATACCCAGGAATATACAACGACGCAGTGTACGTTTGTGGGCTATGCCTCAATGAATACTTGGAATGGAGATGTTACCAACTCAGCGTCTTTGGGGTACCTTACCGACGTAACCGGTAACAACCAAGTTCAGCTTGGGAACTCCAGCACCACAACCTATGTGTATGGCACGGTGCAAAACCGGTCGGACGCACGGGACAAAGCCGATATTCGGGATACTCAGCTTGGGTTGGGTTTTATTGAAGCCTTGCGCCCAGTGGATTTCCGTTGGGATTACCGGGAGTCTTATATTGACCATATTCCGTCAGAGGACGAAGATGGCAACGACACCTCCACTCGGATTGAGCACCCCAAAGACGGTAGTCGCAAGCGCACCCGCTACCACCACGGCTTGATTGCCCAAGAGGTCAAAGAGATGCTGGATGCCAAAGGGATTGACTTTGGTGGATACCAAGACCACTCAGTGGCTGGGGGCAAAGATGTGCTGACTATCGGGTATGACGAACTGGTTGGGCCGCTCATCAAAGCGGTGCAGGAGTTGTCAAATCAAGTAAAAGCGTTATCATTGGAACTGGCCGATTTGAAGGCCAAATCTTAGGAGCGATAAACCATGGCAATCACTTACACATGGGCTGTGACCGGTATGAAAGTCACGACCGCCGGGGCCAACCCCGACTACGTTGTGCAGACATACTGGACAAAAACAGGTACCGACGAGAATGGCAACACGGGCGTGTTCAGCGGCGCAACGCCGTTTGCACCCAACCCCAGCCAACCAGACTTTGTGCCGTTTGACCAGTTGACGCAAGAAATTGTGCTCAGTTGGATTGAGCCCTTGGTCGTTGGTTCCTACGCGGAACACGTAGATGGTGTGATTGCCAAACAAATCGCCGATAAGATTGATCCCGTGACGGACGCCGACTTACCGTGGGCTCCCCCGTCACCAACTCCAACTCCACCCGTCTAAGAGGACACTATGAACGACACAATCAAAATTGAGATAACTCCTGCCGAATACAACATCGTGATGCGCCAGATTGCTATGGGCCCGATCGCTGAATGCCTCGACTTGTTTATGAAGCTGCGCCAAGTTGGCATGGAGTTTCAGGCAACCCATGTGCCGCCTCCCCCTTCCGCAGCGGAGCAAGCAGCGCAGATTCAGTAATCCGGCGCGTTAACCCAAGGACCCAGCATGTCAACTTTTTCCAGTCTCAAATTTGAGCTTATACTGACCGGCGACCAGTCCGGCCAGTGGGGCAACACAACCAATGCAAATATTGGTACTGCGATCAACGAGGCAATCGCTGGGTCCGTCGATATCACATTTGCCAGCGCGGACTTGACCCTCACGCTGACGGATACCAACGCGGCGCAAAGCGCACGCAACCTGCGGCTGAACCTGACCGGCACTGCTGGCGGGGCTGCACGCACACTTACCCTTGGCTCCGGGTGCCAGATCAACAAACCCTACATCGTCAACAACACCCTCGCAAACGCTGTGACGGTCAAGAATACGACGGGTACCGGCATCGCCGTGCCCGCAGGCGCAACCATGTGGTTGTTCAATAACGGCACCAACGTGGTGGACGTTGTGTCCTACCTCTCCTCCCTGACCCTGGGCACCGCACTTGTCGCTACCTCTGGCGGTACTGGTCAATCCAGCTACGCGGTTGGTGACCTGCTTTATGCCAACACCACCACAACCCTTGCAAAACTTGCAGACATAGCCACGGGCAACGCACTGATCTCGGGAGGCGTAACAACTGCGCCAAGCTGGGGGAAAATTGGCTTAACCACGCACATTACGGGCACTCTTGCCGCAACCAACGGCGGTACTGGCGCAAGTACTACCACCACGGGCGACTTGTTGTATGGATCGGCATCCGACACTTGGACAAAGCTGGCAGGCAACACCACAACCACCCGAAAGTACTTGGTGTCTGTGGGCAGTGGGTCTGCGGCAACCGCTCCAGAGTGGGATCAGATTGACATTGGTGGCACCGACATTACGGGCACTCTTGCCGCCACAAACGGCGGTACCGGGACAGCCACCGTGACTACGGGCGACATACTGTATGGGGGGACGACCTCCAACACTTGGGCAAAGCTTGCCGCAGGCACTGCTGGTCAACTTCTTCAAACCAACGGTGCGGCGGCTCCGTCCTGGGTAAATGCACCAACTTTTACCGGCGTATCGTCGTTTACCGGAGGGACTACCGGACTTTTACCGAGCACCGCATCTACGGGGGCAATATCGCTTTCAGGCACCCTGGCGATAGGCTCTGGCGGTACAGGCGCAACTACGCAGCAAACAGCAATAAATGCTTTGGCTGGCGCGGTTACTATTAGAAAGTTTCTGCGGGGTGATGGCACTAATGTGAGTATGGCGGATATCGAGGTGGCGGACGTTCCAACACTTAACCAAAGCACAACCGGCACAGCGGGGGGCTTGGGTGCCGGAATTGTTTTGCCGGTGGCTTCGGGTGGCACTAGCCATAGCAGTTACTCTACTGGTGACATTCTTTATGCCAGTGCCCCTGGCGCATTGACTAAACTGGCTGCGGGAACCACAGGCTACGCACTTCTTACAAACGGCCCATCAGCGGGGCCGTCATGGGGGCAGATAGCCTTAGGAAGCGCGGTGTCTGGCACGTTGCCTGTAGCAAACGGGGGCACGGGCACAGCAACCCCGAGCCTTGTTGCGGGTACAAACGTTACCATTACCGGCACTTGGCCCAACCAAACAATTAACTCGTCGGGTGGCGGCGGAAGCGTTCCAGGAGGTGCCGCCAATCAGATTGTGTACCAGTCTGCCTCAAGCACGTCTACGTTTATCGCAGCCCCCACAACCGCCAGCACATATTTAAGCTGGACTGGGTCGGCATTTGCTTGGGCCAACGTAACTCCTGGCAGCACATTTGCCGGAGACATTTCTGTCAATGGCTTGACTGTTGGTAGGGGCACCGCCAGCGTTGCAACCAACACCGCCTTGGGGTATCAGGCCAACAATGCGGTGACCACTGCCCCAGGGCTAACTTCCGTAGGATACCAAGCGAATAAAAGCGTTACAACCAGCCCATTCCATACTGCTGTTGGGTATCAAGCCAATGCCGCTATGGTCGATAGTTATGGTGTTGGGCCTAATCCTTGGGAAACAAATACCGCCGTTGGCTACCAAGCATTAACAGCAAACTATGGGTTTCCGGGCATATCATCAAATACCGCAGTCGGAGGAGGAGCCGCCGCTGGATTGACAGGCGGCTATCTCAATGTTTCTGTTGGCTCAGGCGCGGGGCCAGTATCGAGCGCGGCAACCAATGTCTGTATTGGCGCTTACGCTGGGCGTTACTACAGCAACCAAAATTCCATACTTATTGGTTATGAAACGTATTCCCAAGTGACTGGCACCACCGCCACTGGCTCTGGTATAACAGCTATTGGGCACCAAGCAATGTACGGCGCAACGGCTGGTAGCTCGGGCAAGGTTACTGATAATTGCGTTGCCCTTGGGTATCGAGCACTTTATGCACTTGACCCCGGTTTGGGGGCCAATTCCTACCGCAATACAGCTTTAGGGAGCAATGCGGGGTCTTCGTTGGAAACGGGGGTCAATAACACCCTTTTGGGATACAGCGCGCAAGCCAGCACAACCACAGCATCCAATGAGTTTGTGTTGGGCAACAGTTCAGTGTCTGTTTTGCGTTGCCAACAGTCTTCAATTAGCGGCTTGTCCGATGCGCGGGATAAGTACGATATTGAAGACTTGCCGGTTGGGTTGGACTTCATCAACTCTCTTAAAGCACGCCGGTTCAAATGGGACAAGCGCGATGCGTACTTTGATGAAATAGAAAATGAAGATGGCTCCACAACTCAGGTGGCCGTCCCCAAAGACGGGTCGCGCAAGTCCGAGGAATGGAACGAAGGTTTTATTGCTCAGGAGATGGATGAGGCCGCAACGGCGGCTGGCGCAGACTGGATGAAGATTGTGTATAAATCCAACCCAGAAAAGTTGGAAATGGCCCCCGGCAAGCTCATCCCCGTTTTGGTCAAAGCCATCCAAGAACTGACGGCGCGTCTTGAGGCGCTAGAGGCAAGAAATTGATCCAATCACGGCATTCGCACTTTGCAAGGGAGCCTATGAAGGCATAAAGGGGTGCATTGCCGTCTACCAAGACCTGAAGAAAACAGGCAACGATCTGACAAAGATCACAGGTGAAGTCAGCGGGGCGCTCTTAAAGTTTTTCAAAGGCCATGCAGAGTTGGAGGCCAGCCATGAGAAGGCCGAGTACCAACGCGAAGAGAACCAAAAGAAGGGAATCAAAGACGACCTTGCCACACAAGCCATAGACAATGTAATGTATCTGCGGCAGACCAAGCAGTTTTATGCCGATCTTGAGAGAATGGTGCGCTGGGAGATGGGGCAACCCGATCTCTGGCGGGAAATCGTTGAAGAGTATCAACGGCTGTTGGATCAAAAATCGGAACAAGCGGCGCGTGAGTTGCACGAAAAGCGGGTGAAAGCATGGCAGCGACAAAGATTAAAAAATCTGATCCTGGACAGGGTGCTGGAAACGCTGGTGGTGGTTTTCGTAACCGGATACCTGATATGCCTAATGTGGATAATCAGTCTTCATCATCGGGGTCGTTTGGATACCTTCTGGTCTTAGTGCTGTTTGCACTGGTCTTTGTGCTGATGATCCCGCTTGTTGGGATGTTGTATGTGGATACGATGGTAGTGAAGCGAGAGGCCAAGGCCCAGATGGAAAAAGTGGAAAAGCTGCGTAAGCAGGTTGAAGAAGATGCCAAACGAGAAGCCGAACCCAGATGACACCTTGAGCAAGGTGCTGGCCTATGTGGACAGCCCATTCAAGCTAATCGCCATCCTGTTGATGGGGGTGGTAACGTTTACAGGGTATTTTCTTTGGCAGAACCAAGAATTGTTGGTGGGGGCATACCGGGAGA